GCCCTGGAAGGCTCCACCATCGCTCATATCAAAACGACGAGTGAAGTCAACAACCAAAGCTGATTGCTTAGTTAGGTCATATGACAATTCAACACCGGCTGTAGATACCCAACCAGATTTTCCAACTTTTGGATTGAATTGCTGTACACCAACATCAGGTGTGATTGCAAACCCTTTACCAAGATCAAAAGATTTACCAACAGAAAATCCCAAAGCAGTGTATTGGTCACGAACTGTTGAAACACTACCATCTAGTTTCAAACCTAAAACACTAACACCAGCTGAAAGCTCAAGCATGTCTTTGCCGTATACTTTGTCGCGGCCATTCATTACTTGAAGATCTACAGCAGCTGCACTGAAAGAAACTAACGACATAACAACCAATAGTACTTTTTTCATAACATCTCCTTAAAGTGCAGACTGCTTGGGTAATAAGGTGCAGTCTGCGAAAACCCCATCTAGCTACTTAAGCAGCTAGAGCAAACCTTTCGTCGTTTGCATTTACTACGTTTGCTTGATTTACGGTCATCGCCTACCGTGCTGTCCACTCTGTTACTCTTTGCCCTGTCGAAACCTAGTCAGCCCCATCAGAAGTATTCTTAACCATCTAAGCCGCAAGTGTAAGTTAGTCCCTTTCGGGTGTCCTTGGCATACGGTGGGTGTCGAACCCAAACACTTCTGGTGGAACTGGGCGGAATCGAACCGCCGTCCAGAACACTTTTCTCTTTGCTTCATACAGCAATAACAAAATATACTTTTTACAACAACTCTTTACCTAAAAATTCTGATTAGAGCCACTACTGTTAGCGATGCAAATACTATCAATACTGTCATGGTTTATACTCCAATTTATATCCGGTTTGGATTCGAACCTTGTTCTAGTCTTATCGATTTGCGCTTCCCACAGTGCTGACCGGATATTGTTATTACTTCTTAGCTTCGGCTTTCTTTTCGTCTTTCTTGGCTTCAGCCTTCTTCTCTGCTGCTTTATCAGCAGCAAAACCAGCAGTAGCAAAAAGTGCAGCAACGATCAATGTAAGTGCTTTCATAAGTTTCTCCAATTAAGTTTTAAAAATCGTCATCCTTCTGCAGTCCAAAGTCAGAGTTGTCTGACGGGTGCTGCTTCCAGCTAAGACTTGTTACTACTATACAACAACCTACAATTTTAGGCAACATATTTAATATTTATGTAATATTAATTTTTCCGCCTCTTTCATTGACGAAGATTCTTATAACCTCGTCTTTGAAATACTTTGTTTTCTTTACAAATAACTGAGGATCCTCATTCTCCACAGCAATGACTACAGCAATGGTAGGAACAACAACATTGTAAAGTTCTTCAATCATTATAGCATATGTAGTACATTGAAGAAAGTAGTTTTGAATCCACTCTTCTTTCTTTGGTTTTGATGCTGTCTTAAAGTCGAGGATAGTGTTTGTTCCTTGAAACTGACAAAACAAATCTGACCTACCAGCTGTACGAAGATAATCTGAATACAACGGCATCTCGCTACCATACACTATAGATACATCCCTATCAATGATAGGCTGAATTTGTTTAAACATATCAATAGACAACGGGTTTGTATCTTTTGAAATATATGTCGGATCATTCAACATATACTTCTCTGCTATCTTATGAACATTGGTTCCTCTACGGGCAGCTTGAGTAGAGATTTTTTGCGCTTTCTCTTCTCCAACTCTTTCGCGCCAAGCAGCAATGTGTTTTTTTGTTAGTGCTGAAAGAATTGTGGTGACGGAGGGATATTTCTCTCCTGATGGGGTTTTGTAATATCTTACTCCGTCAACCATTTCAGCCTCAAGCTCCTGAACAGGATACTTGTGTTGAGCTTGCTCAAATAATTTTTGAATCATATCCTAATTTATCTTTCATAATTATGTACTGCTTAACCAAATCAGATCTTAGGATATCTTCCTCGTCAAACTCGAGGTGTTCAAAACATCCCATCTTATGAAGGATCGTCATAAAGTGTTTCAATCCTTCACGCTCTTGCTGTTTAGACAGATCAGACTGTCTATAATCACCACAGAACAGTATTTGACAGTTAACACCTACTCTTGTAATGATACTATCCAGTTCATGGAAAGTCATGTTGTTACATTCATCCACAATAACAATCGAGTTGTTGATTGTTGTTCCTCTGATGAAGGATGTTGTAACAAATTCTACTAGTCGGTGGTGTTTTAGTACTTCGTATGCGTCGTCTCTACCAAACAATTCACTGCAAATTGCTTTATATGGTAGTTCATACTGTTTGGTTTTGTCGTTCTGATCACCTGGTAAAAATCCTATATCTCGTGTGGGTACTACACTTCGTACAATCGTAACTTTACTATACTCACTATTGCGTTTCAGTATCGAGCTCAATCCTAGATAGAGCGAGATAAATGTTTTTCCTGTTCCTGCAAGTCCGTGCAGCAAGAGGTTTCTTTTTTTGCTGTAAGCATCAAACGCTGTTGATTGATTCTCCGTTAGTGGTTGTATTTTCTTTAGGCTTAGATTTAATTGTGGTACTTTAATTCCGTCAATGTAAATCACATTATTTTTATTTTTGGTGTTAGCCTTTTTTCTCATTGGACCTCGGAAGTGTTAAGTTGTCGATTGGTGTTACCACCGGTCTATAAGTTTTTCCATCTCCCTAAATGTTTATGAACTGCATTCTGTGTTTTGATTTGTTTGATAGATTTACTACCATACCTATCACCCAAAGCACTTTCAGGATGCGCCTCAGCTACTTTGGAAAGAACCTCTTTCCAACCGCTGTCTGTTTTAGAATCCACACTCCCTACACCACTAACAATAGCAAATCCTGTGGGTAGCTGTTTAATATGTGGGTTCTTTTCTAATAGTTCTGTCTTACGAGCAATGGTGACAAAGTCTTCAAACTCTTCATTGGTCTCTGTATCCAAAAACCTGTATGTAGGCATATTATGCTTTCTTTGTTGTCTTCTTTTTCTTTGTTGCTGTCTTTGCAGCTTTTTTCTTCTTGGGTTCTTCTACGACAGTAAAGTCCGATGACTTCCAGCTTTCCCAAGGAGGATTTACTTCTTCCGCAGCGGGGGCTGTATTAGCAACCGCGAGACCGTCGGTTGGCCAATCGTCCATTGTTTTGGTCGACACGGGAAATCGTTTATCGGTCCACCACCAGGCCATTTGAAATAGCCATCCTTCCATCTTCTCTGCAAAACTTGAATCCCAAAACCAACGGTGCTTTTTATCTGAATCCATGGTAATTCTCCTCATCGTCGTATTCATCCTCTTCTTCAGAGGAATCATCTAGTTCTTTATATTTACCAGCTTTCAGATATTTATCAATATCTTTTGACCACTGTTCAGCTTGCCTACTTTTTTCAAACTTGTAGTAACGGTGTCCATCATCTTCTTTACCGTATTTTTTGAACGTCTTGCTCATGCTGCTTTCTTCTCCTTTTCAGAAATAATACCTGGCCATGCTTCATTAACAAGTTTTGCTGTGATGCCTTTAAACGGAAGCTTTTTATCCTTAACATGGTTCATCAAGATTGCATCATTTGGTTCAAGAGATTCGAGCAATTGAATCCAAAGGGTTTCACGTTGACGTTGCTTTAGAGTTGGATGCCCGTTTTCAATGAACAAGTATATGCGGCGAATTTCTGTAAACAACCTTCCGTGCTGATCTAACTGATCGCAAGGCTTATAAGGTGTTTGTCCTTCAGGCAAAAGGAAACGAATGTTTGGATCTAGAGCATACTTTAGTAATGCTTTCATTGAAGCATCACAGTATGTTCGAAGAGCACTGATTTTTAATTCAGTTGTTTTTTGCTTTGAAATAGCTTCAAGAATTTCATACATGCTATTACGTTTCATTAAAATTCTCCAATGTTTTCCATGAGGTTTTTTAGTTTATGTTTGATGAAGTAGTTGAACAACTTACGACGTTTTGCATCGCAACATTTTCTTTGTTGTTCGTATTGTTCAATAGCTGAGTCGAAGATAACCTTTGGAGTTTTTCCAAGGTCAATGAGCTGTTCGTTTCGCTTGTAGTTGCGTTTGAGATCATCGTCGAACGTCTCAGGGTCCTGCAATATCCACTCAGCAATTTTCTTCTCGGTTACTCGTTTTTGACGAATACCATCGGAGAGAAAGTTGTCTCCACTGAGGACATTAGGAACACCGTCTCCTGTGTCACCACGGAAGATATGTTCTTTGAGTGCGGCAACAGGATCGGGGTGTGTGATCTGTTTATGTCTA